TAGTCCTGCCAAAACTGGTATCCTTCTTTTTGAGGGCAAATTCGCCGCCCAAGCCTGTATAGCCTGCCTTATCGATCCACGAATCGATGTGATCGATGGTCTCCATAAGCCTACTTGTTTTGACCCAGTCCATCATCAGCGTGACGTGGGCCGGGGTTATTTTGCCGTGCTTTTGTATCGCGGTTTTTGCTATGACGTCCCAGCCTATGGCGATGCGCTCGTGGTTCAACAAGGCGTCGCCGTAGTCTTGGGCGCGTGGCCCGTTAATCAGGTCACGCGCTTGGTTCAAAATCTGGTCGCGCTTCATCAATGTTCTACCTGATTGATGTAGCCGGTGAAGACCAGCTCTTTGAGTTCTTTGTCGAACTCAAACTTCACTGCCGGGATGTCTTCATCTTTGACATTCGGGTCGTTCCACATCTTTTCTGCGCGGTATTCGTTGATGTCGGTCACGCCGAGCTTCTTATACTCTTCGCGCTTGGCCATTTCGTGGGCTTTCCATTCGTCCCAAGTCATCTTTTTCATAGGTCGTAGCTCCTTGATGTGTCTTCTGCGTCGACGATGTAGAGGTTCTGTTTTGTCCGGGTCACGCCGACGTAAAAGACCCGGTGCATGTCGTCTGGGTTGATCCGCATTTGCTCGTCGGCGGCTGGACTGAGGTCCGTGAACAGCACGACGTTATCCGCTTCACCCCCTTTTGACCCGTGGATCGTGGATGCTGTGATGCGGGGTATGCCATTGAACTTCTCGCCGCGGCGTAACAGGGCCGTAATGTAGGCTCTGTCGGTCTCGGGCAGCTTGTCCATGGCTTCGGACCAGATCATCTTTTCATCGATGAGTAGCCCGTGGTTAACGATCAAGGCTTGCATGTTAACCAAGTCTTGGTCTTCGAGGCCGGGCAGCTTTTTGAAGCCGCGTTTGACGCGATTACCCAGCGACATGAAGCCGTAAATCTTGCGGGCCACCTCGCCGGAAATCTCTTTGCCTTTGCGCAATTGCTCCCAGCCATTCACTGCATCTGAAATTTTTTCGCTGATGCTCCGATGGCCGCGGTAGTTGAAAAGATAACCGTTTGATTTCAAATCGTTAGCCACTGGCGTGAGCTGGTAACCAGCTTGTGAAAGGATGAGCCACGATCCTTGTGTCATGTCGAGGGCGTTGATAGTGTTGATTCGCGCCACTCGTCCGGGCTCTTCACGGGGCTTGTATTCCTTCGGAAATCTGCGGGCGATGCGGCGCACGACACCCTCCGCGATCTTATGCACCTCGCTCGGCACCCGGTAGGATTGGGACAGCGTCTCGCTGCCGCCCGGCAGGTTGATGAACCGGTCGACGTTTGCACCGGCCCAGCGGTAGATCGCTTGGTCATCATCACCTGCGGCATACATGCGCGTGGAGTGTGCGTCCAAGATGTCGGCGATGTCCCACTGAAGGTTGCTCAAGTCCTGCGCTTCGTCGAGGAAGCACAGGTCGAACTCGGGGCAATACTTGTCTGACTGGCGCACGAACTCTTCCAGCATGTCCGTGAAGTCATACAGGCCCATCTTTTCTTTGTAATCCCGCAGGCACTTGTCGACGTAAGACACGGTGTTCCAGTCGGTTTCGATGTTGCTCTCATTGTATTGCTCGCGAAGCGGCACTTGGCGTAGCCGGGCCAAGTTAATCAGGCCCAGCACAGGGTCGCTGCTTGCCACCAGTGACGGGACGTCTTCGTCAAAGCTTTGGTTCTTTGCGCCCCCAAGCGAGACGCCGATGGCCTGCCCCAACTCTTTGTAATTTTGTTCCTGCATGACCTGTTCTGGCCGTATGTCGGTCATCATGAGCGCCAGCGAGTGCAGGGTGCGGAAGTAGATCAGGTCTTTCTTCGGGTCCAAACCAAAGCGGCTGGCGGCCCGTTCCTTGGCTTCATTGGCGGCTTTGCGGGTGAAGGCGAGGAACGCGATCCTATGCGGGTGCGTCCCCTTCTCCAGCGCGTCGTCCACCATGTTTAGTAGGGTTGTAGTTTTGCCCGTGCCCGGCGGTCCAAATATTCGAAACATTGGGGTCTATCTCCTCAATGGCTGCGATGAGCTGCTTGAGCTTTCGGCGGCCACAATTGGGTTCTCTGATTACGTCGTTGGGGGTGTATTGCTGCACAAAATCGCGCAGATTCATCTCTGCCACGCCCATGTTGGTCAAAATGTTCAGCACCCCGACGGAAAGGTTGAGCGCCGCCATGACCATTTCTCGCTTTCGTGCGGCTTCTGCGTCGGCCCAAGCTCGTCGGGCCAAGATGCGTTCGGCTTTGGCTACGATTTGGCGCACCCGTTCGCGCGAGACGCCATACTTGCTTCCGATGCTGTCGAGCGTCCGCTTTTCTTTGACCCGCATCCGGTAGATATCCCAGTTTCTTTCGCGGTGCGGACCGTTGAAGTCGTAGTGATAGATGCAAAAACCCTGTGTCAAAACGGAGCCTCCTGTGAACCGAACTTAGGCGGCTTGATGTCTATGTCCGCCACATCGAAGGCTGGTATCTTCCAGACGCGAACAGCTCGCCCTTTTATCTTCAGCACCACGCTTTCTCCGCTTATGTCTCGTAGGCGCTGTGCGATCTTGTGGGATTTGTATTCGAAGAACTTGTTCTTGCGGAGAAACGCTTCGAAGTCTTTCAGGCGGAAATAGGTCCAGCCTTCGTCCTCGTCAGTCCACGGGCGGCGCAGCAGGATTTCTTCCTTATCCTGCGCCTGCTGTAGATGACGGCAGAACTCTTCGAGGTAATCATAGAATTGGCCGCTGATACTGGCATCCTGCGCCACTTCAATGATTGCGCTCTCGTTGTCACGCATTTCGGAAAGCAACGTGCTGATGCGGCCTTCCCACTGCTGTTTGGCCACCGAACGCGGCATGAAGTTGAGCTGTTCCATGCAGGCGCGCTGGAACGTCATTTGGTTCATCAGAGCTTCCGTGTCCAGCTCCAGAGGCTCGCCGTTGACGTCCATGAACCAGACCGGCGGGGTAGAGTTGTATTTCCGCAGGTTTGCGATTGTGGCCCCCGATACAGCGGCCCCTACGCCGTGTTTGCGAGTGCGGCACAGCTCTTTATTGCAGTAGGCGTTGATCGGTGCGTCGTTGCACTTGTAGGCGTAGTCTTTGCGCTGAACCTGCTTGGCGACTACGTTGACCTCCGACAATGGCAATGGCGGAGATAGGTACTCCATGTTGTAACGAAGAATTTCGGATTCCCAACTGTCCGGATATGCTTTCCGTAGATACACCCCGATGTTGAATAACCCATTATTGCGGCCCCCTTCGCTGATCTTCATCTTGCACAAAATCTGCAAGCAGGGCGGGCCGTCTTGGAGCAGTTCGGTCTCACCGCTGCCTACTACTTGGAGCTTAACAACTTCTTCGTACAGATCAAAAAATTCTTCTATTGACGCCGATGTTCCGTCGTCGAGGAACGCGTAACGCAGACCGTTTTCGTGGTCATAGTATGGCAAATTGAGAAAGTTGCCGACGTCGCCTCGGTCCAAATGCAACTTAATCTGCTTGGGGAAAATCTCGCTCTCGCCATAGCCGAGGGCCGCGGACATATGTTGCAGCGCCTTCTGCATGTCCCGGGCTTCCACCCAGTCTTTCGAGAACAGGAAGCAGTGTGCGCCGCCAGACTTTGAGCGGCACACGACCAGCGGGAGTTTCAACCGCCGAATTTTTTCGATCAAAAGCTTGTGGTCGAAGGGATACTGATCGATGTCGATGCAGCCCCACTTGCACATGTTGTCTTCGTTAATGGGGATAATGCCGAGGCCGTTACCTTTGCCCGATAGGTGGTCATCCCAAAGCTTCTTGGTCCGGGGCTCGCGTAGAACGCCAGCCTTTCCCTTGGCTTTTCCATTAGCGCCTGTTTGTTCTATCTTGAAGTAGCCATAGGCTTCCTTCAGGCCATCAAATATGGCCGCGAATTTTTCTACTGACATTGTTGCCCCCTACGGAAAGTAGCGGCAGGGCCGAAGCCCCGCCGCATGACGATTAGAATGGTGTGTCACCACTCACGGTTTCGTCTTCCGTATGTTTCACAACAACATCGCCCGAGGTGATGCTGTCAGCAAACTGCTTTGCGCGAGAATACAAAGCCATGTCAGTGATGGGGCCTTCCAGAGACATTTCCCAGCCGTGCCAAGAACCCTTTGAGTTTTCCTCTTGGATCGTTTTGAGCTGGTAGATGTGCGAGAAGCGGGGCGGTGTGAACGGCCCGTTTTTCCCCTGCATCTGGCGAGACGCCATCATGCTGTTCCACTTACGCGACTTTTTGAGCTGCGTAGATTTCATAGCAATCAGTGCGGTCTCGGCGGACCCATCCTCGTTGAGGACGATCACAAAGTGCTGATGCGTCTCTTCGATGTAGTCGCCATCACCGCCGACAACGTAGTCTTTGTTGTCGTCGGGAGAACGCTGCGTCTCAGGACGGTTGTCGCTCGGCTCGTAAATTGCCACGGGCGCACCGCTTCCGCTGCCACGCGGAGCCCACTGAATGAACCGGCGTTGGTAAGCGCAAGGGATCACGCGGATGCCTTCCTTACCTTTGACCAGCGCACCAGTAACGGTGTTGTAGATGTCGCCCTTACGAGCATTCTCGTTCTCGTCCAACACAGGGTCATTGCCTGACAGAACCTTGAGGAACGGGAGGGCCATGTCCTCCTGTCCCATGTTCTCCATGCCACGGCCTGCGTCGGCCTCAAACATCGATGGATCAAACGCCGCGATTGCGGTGTTTTCTTTCGTCGCCACAGCTTTAGATTCGGCCATGATTATTTTCCTCTCTTGATAACTGCACGTTGTCCAACCCACGCTCCGAAAAGCTCCATGGGAAATGCGTCCCCTTCTTCCACGCGCTCTTTGACAAAGGCGCGCAGCGTCTGCGGATGGATTTCTGTCTTTTGCTCCGGAACGTAGCCCTGTTGCTGCGCAAAGGCGGCAAAGGCGCTTGCTTGATCGTCCTCTCCACGTCCGAACTGGCAGATGACACTATTTTTGATGATGTCATCGTACCCGTTTTCACGCAGCCACTCGTAAGCGGCAGGACGGTTTTCTACGAGGATTGAGGCCCCGTAGGTTTGCTTAACTTCGACTTGGGAACCGTCGTCGAGGCTAAACGAAGAGATGCCAATCTCTGCAAGCATTGCTGGCATGTCTTCATCCGTGAGTTTCAGAAGCATCTTCTTTTCGGCCTTGAGTTTGTTCTCAAGGTCTTCAATCCGCTCTTCTGTGTCTCGGATTTTGCGAGCCAACGCAGCTACTGAGGTCAGGCCTTGTTGGTCGAGTTTTTCGACCGATGTCGCAAGCGTCGCTTCGAAATCTTGCTCCATCAACTTTGCGAGTTCGTCACTCATCGTCTTTCTCCTTTCGTGGTTGAAGGCACCCTTCGGGCCTTGACAAATGCAGATAATATCTTATACTCGGTTCTTGTCAAGCACTTTTTTCAACGGGGCAAAAATGCAGGGATTTGAGTTCAAAACAGAGCCTTACGACCACCAACGCAGGGCGCTGTCAGATTCGTGGGGCGCGGAATACTACGCGCTGTTCATGGAGATGGGGACGGGGAAGTCAAAGGTGGCTGTCGACAACATGGCCATCTTATACGAAGCCGGGAAGATCACTGCGGCCCTCGTCGTCGCCCCGAAGGGCGTCTACGACAACTGGGTCAAAGGCGAGATACCGACGCACCTGCCGGATCGGATCGACCGCCAAGTGATGCGGTGGACGCCGAAGCGGACGAACTCTTACGAACGGGAGTTGGTTGAGTTCGTGACGTCGAAGGAAAAGCACCTGAAGGTGTTTGTGATGAACATCGAAGCGTTTTCTACGGACCGGGGTATGGAAGCGGCGCAGGCCTTCTTGTTTCAGAACCCGGAGAACATGCTGATCGTCGACGAAAGCACGACCATCAAGAACCGCAAGGCGCAGCGCACCAAGAACATTGTGAAGCTGCGGGAACGCGCCAAATACCGGCGTATCC